TCTTCTGCGCCTTTTTCTGCTGTTGTGTGGTATCTAGCATCTGCAAATACAATACCGTCTTCAGTTGTTTGGTCTGCTTTGTCAACCAATTCCCAAGCCGCACCTGATGTAGTTACTGCAACACTGTTAGAAGTGTTTGTAGAACTTAAAGTAGCCGCTGTATTGTACTTGTAAATTTTTGGATAATTTTCTAGGTCACTTGTATCAATCCATAAGTCGTTTGTCACAAGTGGTGTACCATCTGACTGTGTAGTCGGTGCTGTTGCACTGAACTGCGGACCTTCTGGGTCAGTTGTTGAATACGCTGTTTTGTATCCAACGAAAGTAGTACCATTGTGTGCCATAATGTCTGCTTCATCGATTGAAGTGTTGTACCATAATGTTCCATCTAAAGGCTCATTAGTTGGCGCACTTACAGACGCTGTGTAACTTAATCTTTTCCAGTTACTTGCCATCACTTCGTTACCCACAGTTGAGTCTCCTGAGTCACCTGTTGGTGTAACATATAAGTTGTCAATTAATGTTGTGCTGTTTGCAGTGAATGTTCCGTAAGCGTGAGCCTGCGATGCACCTAAACCAGCATCTCCTAATGGATCACCTGATGTGTTGTTCATTCTGAACTCACCACCTAAGTTGTGTGTAATTTCTATTGCACCTTTGAATTCACCAGAGGCAACAACTTTTGCTGTCAAATTAGTGAAGCCAGCATTAGTAAATGCTGTAACAAAGTCGTCTGCATCACCTAGCGTAGAACCATCTCCTGAAATCATTGTAACAGTTTTTGCCGCGTTTAAGGCTTCTTGGTTCTTGATAGATTCTCTTACTGTGAAAGTTTCGTTTGCTGTGAAACTTGGTGCAGTTGTTTTAGATCTTATTGTTGTTACTCCGCCTTCGTATCTGAATAATTGGAAGTTACCTAGTGCATTTCCTTCGTTTGGTGCTGAATTATCTGCTTCAGTCACATTGTACTGTGCGTACAATGCACCAACTGATAAACCAGTTCCACCTGTTGCTGGATCTAAGTTGTAGATTGCTGAATGATGATTAGTGTGTAAAGGTGAACTTACAGTCCCAAAAGATCCAGATGATGCATTGTAAAGTTTTGAAACAATGTTTGCACCTGAGTTTGCACTTGTAGTTTTGAACCATACTGATCCAGTTGGTCTGTTATCCTCTGCTGTTTTCCAAGTTGGTCTTGATGTGTGAGCCGCTTGTAAGAATGTAGCACCTTTGTATGTGCCTGCTGTTATTCCTAGTTCGCCCATTAATCCTGAACCTTCTTCAATTCTGATTGTGTTTCTACCTGCTGTAGAATCTCCAATGTCTGTACCGTTATGGAAGATTTTCAAGTTTCCAGAAACTGGATCAACCGCCGCTGTAATACCATTCAATGCCGCTCCGTCACCACCATCACTCGATAAGTTGATAGCAGTTGCAACATCTGATAATGCAGTACCACCAGTTGTAACTAGTACACCATTTAACTGCATAGTTGCAGAGCCGGTTACAGTTGTACCTGAAGTAACTTCGAATATTGGATGTGAGTTGTGCCAAGCGTTTGTGCCAAGGTTCACCCAGTCATTGTCGTAGTTCTTGAAGTAAATTTTGTTTGTTACGTGTGTTGTGTTTACAGCATAGTCACCTATTGCACCCAATGAAGTTTTTGGTGCACCTGTTGATACGTTTCCTACCAGGTCAGAAACTGAAGTTATCAACGTTGGTGTTTTTGCTGTGAATTTTTGATCCGTCTGTGACCATTCAAATATTCCGAAACTAGTTGATGCAAGGTCAAACCAGTACGTGCCATCTGTTGGTGCCGCTGTCGGAGCCGATGCACTTCCTACTAACTCAGTTAAGTCAACATTTGCTCTTAATACAAAAGCTCTGTTGGCAATTCCTAAGAAAGAGTAAGCCGCTTGTAGTCCGTACTCGTTCAATTCATATCCGTGTAATGGATTGCCCGATGCGTCTTGATAGAATTTTGGATCTCCAAAAGTCTCTGTTAATTCTCTTTGTGATGATATCAAATACGCAGTGTTGGCATTTGCCGTTTGCGTTCCTGATGCTGTGCTATCTCCCGCACCGCTTAATTTGTCTTTTCCTGATGCTACTATAAAAAGAGGTGTGCTACCCGCATCTGATGGTACATAAAAACTCTCGTTTATTACTGAAACCTCTACTCCTGGTGATGTTAAAGCCATTTTCCGTTTTCTCCTTGCAAGTTATAACGTATACTGCTGTATTTAGTGAATAGTTCCGTTTTAGTGGTAAATTCCTGTGATTCTTAGGTGCCTATATAGGCAACGTAAATAAGCATATGTCGTACAGAAACAGGCCTATATGCAAATTATGTAAAGCCAAGCCAAGGGCCTACGCTTATCGCAAAGGTACCAAGATATACTGGCGGAGCCTATGTGACACCTGCAACAGAAAGAAAGCAGGCAAAAAGATAGGTGGCATCACACCTTTACAGCGTTCGGGTTACAGGAAGAAGAAAAAGTGTGAACTGTGTGGATTCAAGGCGCAGAATCAGACCCAACTAGATGTTCTATTCGTGGACGGAAATCTAAGGAATATTGCTGTGGGTAATCTGAAAACAGTATGTGCTAATTGCCAGCGGTTAAGCGGCGTCAGAAGACTTGGATGGAGAGTAGGGGATCTTGTTGCTGACGAGTAATTTGTCCAACTTTGCTGATAGTTCTTCTTTTGTCCCATTGTTTTCAATTACATAATCAAATTCTTCTTTTGCCCAGGCATATTCAGAACTGTGTATTCCCGTGGGTTCGATGTTACCCTCTACATAGTTTGTAAACCATTCTGGATCTGCACCTCTTTTGACCAGTATTATTTTGCCGCCATGTTCTCTGATTTTTTTTACTTCGTTGGGAAATCTTGTGTCTGAAATTACAGTGTTTTGTCCTTTATATCTGCCTATGCAACTGTCTACCCAAATAGCATCATACATATTGCCACGCATAACTTCGGTGCCAAAATGCTGTAATACCCATCTCGGAGTGACCGGTTTGCCAAATCTTTCGCTCCAGAATTGATCTGGTTGTTCTCGCCAGTGTCTACTTGATTCTGTGTTGCCTTCCAGCATCTCCCTGTCCCAATTGAACATTGCCGATACAGCATCTTTCAAACTTTTTGCAAAACTATCCCTCGTGTAACCGTGTTGTGTAACCAAATGTTCGGCCACGGTGTCTTTACCAGAACCTATCAGTCCTACTATTCCTATAAGCATTTGTAGATTATACTATTTTTTGAGTCTTTTTTCAATCTCTAATTTTGCTTCTTTTACCGCACCCAATATGGTTTTTCTCATATCTAACTTTTTGCTTTTAAGTGCCGCGATAGAAACATTTTCAAGATCGCTGACAATTTCTTCTAATTCATCGATAGAACAATCTTTATATCTTTTGTATCTAGAATCTGTCATGACACTTTTATTTAAATCTAAAAAATTTAGAATTAACCAATAACAAAACTATGTGGAGTTCCGCCTTCTGAGTAGTTGCCTATCTCTGCTTCAAGTCTTTCCATTTCGGCAAGACCCTGCTGTTTTAGTTCACCACCATTCAAGGTTGTGCCGCCCTGTGGACCTGCTATGGTGTTGAATTTGCCTCTTGCCTCTCCAAGCATAACCTTGGAAACAGCCAAAGTGTAATCTCTTATCCAAGGCTTAGAATAGATATCTTTGAATAGAGTAATGTCTGGTCTGAAGTTGTCTGTGTGCATTAGCACTGTTTCGTTGTCCGCTCTAGGTCTTTGTGTGATAGTAAGTTTTTTGGTTGCCACATCAAAATGGAACTGTATGAAACTACCAAAAAGTTTTCCCACCAGTTCTTGATAACTTGCAAAAGCATAGTAAGTTGCAAGTCCGCCTGTCGCACCTGCTCTCAATAGATATGTATTTGTGTACGCAAGGTTAAAAGGTTCAAAAAGTGTACCACCTTCGCCTCCCTCTGTTCTTGATCCGACTGTTCTTCTGTTTAAGTTTCTTACGTTGATGACCTCATCTGGTAATATATAAACGTTCTGATTTTTCTTTAGTTCAAGAAAAGCATATGATTCTTCAACAGCATTAGATGATCTTTGTCTGAATTTGTTTATCGCTCTTTCTAGCGCCGTTTGATAGTGTTTTGGGTCCAATTCAACATCAATCATGCCCTCACCGAGGTTGTTTTTGACATAATCAAATATCTCTTGTTGACCTGTTTGTAGTTCTGACATACACATATTTATAGTCGTTGTGCATTCAATAAATATGTGTGATATGCCAAGATTATCCATTTTCAAGCCAGAGAAAGGCGCTGACTACAAGTTCTTTGATCGTAACATCAGAGAGATGTTCACGGTGGGCGGAACTGACCTACACTTCCACAAATACCTAGGCCCTTATGATCAAGGAGATACAAACAAGGATGGTGAGGCAAGTCCAACCCAACCTCAATATTCTGGGGACAGCCTAAATGAAAGAACAATACAGGACCTTTTATTCTTGGAAAACAGAGATAGGAAATATGCAGATGATATCTACATAGTGCGTGGCATATACAACGTACAAGATCAAGATTTCAATCTCTCCCAGTTTGGAATGTTTTTACAAAATGACACATTGTTTTTGACAGTGCATCTCAACGACATAGTCGAACGTATCGGAAGGAAACCAATGAGTGGAGATGTAATCGAACTACCTCATATGAAAGATGACTTCTCACTTGATGAAACCATACCGATCGCACTCAAAAGATACTATGTTGTAGAAGACGTTAACAGAGCCGCTGAAGGTTTTTCACAGACATGGTGGCCGCATTTATTGAGATTAAAAATGAAATCACTTGTTGATTCTCAAGAATACAGAGACATCGTGGGAGATGCCACAACAGATAATTCATTGGCAAGTTATATGTCAACTTTCAACAGAGAAAAAACAATCAATGATCAGATTGTTGCACAGGCAGAAGCGGACGCACCTAAGTCCGGCTTCAATTATAAACAATATTATGTTGCGCCTATTGATGAGAGGGGGAACATTAGGACAGACAATGTGAACACAACAGACAGGGTATCGTCAGACAAATCTATTAATGCTACAATAGACACACCTGCAAGTTCGCACTACGGATTTTACTTGGACGGAGACGGAGTGGCACCAAATGGTAATCCGGCAGGCTTTGGTATTAGTTTTCCAAATGCAAATATAGACAAGGGAGATTATTTTTTACGTACAGATTTCTTACCAAACAGATTGTTCCGTTATGATGGAAACAGATGGGTAAAAGTAGAAGATTCGGTGAGGATCACTATGTCAAACACAGACACAAGGGCAACACAAAAAACTGGATTTGTTAACAACACAACTACAAGCACTATCAATGGTCTGACCGTTGAACAAAGGCAGTCATTGACAAACGCATTGAAACCAAAGGCTGACAATTAATGCTACACTTTTACGAAGGACAAATTAGGAAATTTCTTACTCAATTTATAAGAATTTTGAGTAATTTTTCTGTTGAAACAGGAAGAGGCACTGATGGTGCAATAAATTTGCGGGCGGTACCTGTGGTATACGGAGATCCAACTAGGCAGGTTGCAAACATTATAAGGAATAATTCTGAGAATGCTTTACAATACACTCCTAAAATTGCTTGTTTTGTTAGAGAGTTAAATTATGACAGGGAAAGAATGCAAAATCCTTATCACGTTGAAAAACAACATTTACGTGAAAGAAACTTTAACGAAACAACAAATCAATATGACAACCAGTTAGGTGCAGGTTACACAGTTGAAAAAGTTATGCCTTCACCTTTTAGGCTTGAAGTTTCTGCAGACATATGGAGTTCTAACACGGATCAAAAATTACAGATTTTGGAGCAAATTTTATATCTATTCAACCCAGACTTTGAGATACAAAAATCAGACAACTACATAGATTGGACCAGTTTAAGTTATGTTGAACTGACAGGCATACAGTTTAGTTCGAGGACAATACCAGTTGGTGCAGATACAGAGATTGACATAGCAACTCTAACATTTTCAATGCCTATATGGTTATCTCCACCAGTGAAAGTTAAAAAATTAGGTGTAGTACAAAAAATTATTATGAGCGTGTATGACGACGACGGCGGAATTACAAAAGGATTAATAGACGGATCATTGATATCAAGAAGTTTTATAACTCCAAACAACTTTGGATTGTTAGTCACAGGAAGTCAGTTACGACTGTTAGGAACAACTGGGGTAAACGTCAAGTCCGGCGGCGACGGATTCTACACAGGAGCACGAGATCCCGGATTGGCAGATCCATTCGAAACTTTTGGTCCTCCAGTGAATTGGAAAACTTTACTGGACCAATATGGCAAGGTTACAAATGATACGTCACAGATAAGACTGAGACAGCCAAACGGAAATGAGGTTGTTGGCACAATAGCAACAACCAGTCTTGATGACACAATTTTGATGTTCAACATAGATAGTGACACAATTCCGGCCAACACATTAACAGCAGTAAAAAAAATAATTAATCCGTTAACCTTTGCCCCAGACTCTCCAGCAAATGGTGACCGATACTTGATTATAGACCAGATAGGTGACTCCACTGCAACAGTCCAGAGTGACACGTGGGGCACATTAGTGGCAAGCACTGGCGACATTATTGAATACAGCACGCCACAAAGTAAATTTATTAAAGTTTTTGATGCTTCGGACCCCGACTCAACACAGCACTATGTGACAAACCAAAACACAGGCATACAGTATAGATTCAACGGCACAGAGTGGGTGAAATCATATGAAGGTGTTTACATTGCTGGTAATTGGACAATAGTACTTGATGGAGGCTACGTTGCCAACGATGACGCCTCTGGACAGGACGCAACTACTCCTTGATAATCTACATTTTAGATGCTATAATATAGAATGCAAGACAACATCATATGCTCGGGTGCATTATTCTACAGCACTTCTACGAAAAGATTTTTATTCCTGCAAAGGACTTCAGAAAAGACGAAAGGTATGTGGGGATTGGTAGGAGGCAGGGCAAAATACACCGAATCAGCCTTCGAAGGTCTAAAAAGAGAAATTCAAGAAGAAGTTGGCAATACTCCTAAATTCAAAAAAATAATTCCGTTAGAGATGTTCACCTCCAATGATCAAAAATTTTATTTTCACACCTATCTGATAGCAATCGAAACAGAGTTCCTACCTAAACTTAACACCGAACATTCGGGTTATTGCTGGACATCTTTTGAATGCTGGCCAAAAAACTTGCACATAGGTTTGAAGAATACTCTTAACAATAAGTCTATTAAAGGCAAGTTACAAACTATATTAGATCTGATCACCTAAAAAAAAAGGCGACCCGAAAGCCGCCTTTTAATCCTATTAAAAAGTAGAAATATTTATTAGTTGTTAGTTCTTACTGCACAGTTTACCAATTTGATACCTGTGTCTGTGTTAGATTCTAATGCTCTACCAATAACGTTGAAAGGTGTGATTGACTCACCTTCCGCTACTGCTCTTGCACAACCTTTCACGGATGAAGAAACTAATCTCTCACCTTTGTTTACAGCACCTGTTACTCTCACAGGAGTTCTTCCTGTCATTGCAACAAATGGATGTGATTCGTTGTTACCTGCCTGTGCGTTCATGGCGTATGCTGGTTGGCTAGATATAACACCAAAAACTTGATCAGATAAGTCTGATGTTGTTTCTGTTATCTCTGCTGAACCGCCTACCATTACTACTGCACCCTCTGTCATAGGAGCGTCTGCTTCGAAACGCTCCGCAACGTCCGCGTATTGTGCCGAAGTTGCTAGGGCGTGTAAAACGTTACATCTCATATCAACTAGAGTTGTTTCAGTTGATGTGATTTCAGATGGGTTGTCAGTGTCAGTACCTCTGGCCGCTCTCAATGCCGTCCAGGCACCTCCTGCGTTACCGTGTGTCGTCGTACCGTCATCTGCAAAGCCTTCATCCCATACCCAGAAAAGATCTTCTTCTGTGGCAGTTGATGATGTACCTCTGTTTACAGCAAGTCCTGAATACGAAGGCATCTGTGAGTTTGCAGAAATGTTTCTGTTCACCTCGATCAGGTTGTCTTCAATTCTAAGTGTAGTGGTATCAATCTGTGTTGTTGTACCTTGTACAGTCAAGTTTCCGTTGATGGTTAAGCCATCGTCAGTGAATGTACCTTCAGTGTTGCCGTTTACTGTGATTGTCACAGAACCGTCTGCCACTGTTATGTTGTCGTTACCAACTGTAATTGCTGTAATGCCTGATATTTGGTCATCAACATATTTCTTGTTGGCCAATTTGGCATCAGCGTTTGGAGCCGTTGAGTTGTCTAGTGTGATCGAAGATACACCTGTCACAGCATTTGATGATGCTGTTATGGCTACGTCTCCTACCTCTAAACCGTTATTGACTCTAAAGTTACGTGTTGTCATGGTTCATTATCCCTCATGTTTGTTTGTTAACGTAGAACTATTGTCCTACGATTGTATTTATTTAGATTTGTCTAATTAGCAAGTAGGTTTATTCTATATGCACTGCAAGTGGTTGATCCACCCGATGTTGACGATGCTAACAACTGTGCAGTGGCTTCTTCGTCGTCCTTGAAGCCAGTAGAAAACTCTAATTGATCTGTGGATTTTGTGCTGACATGTCCTGGAGATGTTATTGAAATATCTCCTGAGCCGCTTACTGCCATGAATACTTCAGATATTGAAAATGCACCTTCTGTTGCGTTTTTGCCGACAACGTATATAACCGCTCCGTTGCCTTTTGATACTGTGTCAAGGTCAACTATTGCAGTTGCAGTTGATGAAATTGTTGTTGGTGCTATTGCTTCTGTGTTTGCAAAAGTGCCGGAATCAGATACCATTGTGTCTTTCAATCTGATAATGTTAGCAGTCACCCTTAGGTTAGGTTCAAGACCCGCTACAGAAACTACAACGTTGCTACCACTTATCGCCGCGGTAACTGTCATCAATGGATCATTGCCTGTGCTTACGCCGGCATACTGTGTCATGTATGCATCAGATCCGTCATGTACTACTAGGACTTCTATGTTCTCTACTTCAGTTTTGGTATCATTGTTTACCGAAAAGAAATATTTTGCTCCTCTGAAACTTGCATGAGCAAATGTATCAAACGCCTCTGATGCAGAGTCAACGTCTGAGTTCACAATCAATTGCGTGTTTCCTGATGATCCCGCACTTGAATTGTCTCCAAGCGGCAGTTTCAAGAATGTAGTGCTACCACCAATCGCATCTATCGATGAATCATCTGATGTCATCTCGCCTTTAACAACAACCAAACTGCCTGACACATCTGCTGTGAACACAGGCATGTCGATAGCGGCTGAATTGTTTATACCAACTCCTGATATGAAAGCACTTGAGTTGTTATGTACGACTGAAAGTTTTTGAATGTTTACTATGTCGTTTTTGTAGTCGTTTGTGCAGACGTAATATAAAACACTGTCACAGAATGTTACATCGAACTTGTCAATTGCTCTTGCTCTGTTAATATATAATCTTTTATCTTTTCTTGTTACTGAATCTGTAAGATCTGAGGCAGAAGGGTCACCCACTGTGCCAAACGATAGGGCACCTGATCCGTCTGTGACAAGTGCATTTCCGTTGCTTCCATCCGAAGTTGGAAACGTGTAAGCGCCATAGAATTGTACTTTTCCTGAGCCTGCAGGTGACATATCAAGGTCAGCATTAGATCCATTTGAAGTTATCGTTGTTGTAGCAACTGTTCCTATTGTTGC